TCCTTTGTTCCATGCAATGATACCCTGTTGCATCCACTTGGGTAAGTTCTCGTATGCAATCTGCAATCTACCAAGTAGATCTCGTGCAGTCGCTGCCTTGTTTGCAAGGATACCTATTGTGACACTATCATTGAAGATGGCATAGTGTAAAAGATAAGATACCACAGTCGTTGACTTACCTGACTGTCGAGGCATCTTACATATATTAAATCTATTATTATGGAAATTATTAACTAACTTCTCTTGGAAGTCATACATGTTGAATGGCACTAGACCTTCATCCAAGTTGATGATCTTCACATATTTCTGTGCAAAATACACAGGGTCTGCTTGACATTTTAAAAACTCAGATACTTGTTTCTTAGTAAAGTTCTGAGCAACGTTAGCTTTTTTTAGATTAGGATTTCCAAGGTATTGTTCATGTTGTACCATGATCTATTATGCATCAATTACTAATAATGGTTTGGTAGGATCTTTTTCAGATGGAGCGAAGTATATGACTTTACCAGTAGGATATACTTTTTCTAATTCGTATTGAACATTCTTCTTCAATGGTCTTGCCCTTTGAGGGAAGAACATTTGAATCATTTTAGTCTGTCCTCTGAATATAAAAGTAATAGTGTAGGTTGCACCATACTTATTCAGTCTTGACCAGTTCTCTTCTCTTAGTGTTCTGAATCTTTTCATATTACTATTTATTGTTCTCTTTCATGCTTTGTTTTAACATCTTCTGTAACTCGGATGTACTTCCAACAAACAATGAATTATTAGTAACATTAGTAGTATTCTTATCTTTCACCTCATCTATATCTTTCATTTTCTTTTGTAGATCTATAAGTTTATCTGCTGTATCTGCAACGTGTTTAATGAGTTGACCAGCAACTTCATATGCCCTTGCGGAGTCAGACTGTTGTGCTACATCTAATGCACCATCTACTGCTTCCTGTCCTTTCTCTACTAAAGAATACAACTGAGCTCTACTATAATTGTAGTCTGTTTCAATATCAGGTTTCTTAGATTTTTCTAAACTATTAGAAGTAGTCCTAGTCGGTTTAGAGGTAGGTTCTTTCTTCATAATCTCAGCCCCTCTATCAGTAATTTCTAGAGCCTTTTCTATTTCATCAAAATTTTCGTCTTCAATCATAAGTCAGAGTCCCTCCCTTGACTACTACTATAAACAGATCCATCAGCATAATCGCTTCTGGTTTCACCGAATCCAAAGTCATCACCCTCAATAACCTGTGTGTCATCCTGTACATTTATTACATTGACTGACACATTAATGTCATGTGGTTTGATAATACTGGTAAACATACCTCTCTTAACTTTGAGTCTGTTGCCAGTAATAGAACTAATTAACATCTTCTCTTCATCTATCTGTATGTAATCACCTTTTCTAAATGCGATTGCACTATTGACATCAAATTCTGTTCTTATAGTATCTATGGTTTCGTTAGTTGATGCAGTGGCATCATTATTATAGTCTTTGATTGCAGCTGGAACAACACTATATCTCTGTTGTCTAGGTGCAGTCTTGGTATTTGATGTATCTGAATAGTAATCTGTTTGTACTTTCTTGATTAATCCATCACTACTATTATTGATTGGGCCAAATAGATATGTCTTACATGTAAAGGTTAAAGTATATGTCAATGCTCTTCTAGTAAGGAAGTCATCTTCGTAATTGTCTTCCATCTGGATTCCCTCCAGAGTAATTGGCATATCTCTTTTCTCTCCAATAACATCTACCAAGTCAATAGTAAGATTAAATGCTGGTTGAAAATATGGTAGTATCTGTTCTAAAATCTGTATCGCATCCTCATTGAGTTTAGCAAGGATACTAAGTTGCATATTAATATTATACGGTACAGGCATATAAGCCTTCACCATTTTATTAGTATTTTTATTGACTGCCTTGAAAGTTTGCATTGTAGAAACTTTCCTACTTGCATCATAAGTCATACCCATAACTTCAAAAGACATTCTAGGTAAAGTAAGTGTTGTACCAACACCATCTTGATATTCTCTACCCTGTGTAATTCTTGCTAAAAATTTCTGTTGTGGGCCATAAGATATAGGAACCTTAATGACACTTACCGTTTTACCGCTATTGTCTTTGTGTTGGATCTCAATGTTATTAAACAATGTTCCGAAAGACACGATTGTCTTACGAATGATCTCATGATAGAAATGATTTGTTAACATAATATTACCACCTTATAATAGTATTTAGAATTCCCCAAAAGGATTTCTTTCTGAAAAATCTACTACAGAAGTTGCTTCTGTTTCAAAAGTATCGTTTTGAGCAAACTCTCTTTCTCCATCTACATCAGATGTGATTGATAGAACTCTGTAACTTGATGCTGCACCAACAATTACCTCACCCACCGCAAAGTCTCCAGTTGGAACTGAAACTTGAAGGATTTGATCAACTGTATTCCAACTAGCAACATATGCACTAGTTCCTGTAGAAACACCTTTAACTAACTCATCTCTCTGATATTCACCAAAGGAGTTGGAAGTTACTGAACCGATTGCCACAGCAGCTGCAGTATTTGTATAACCAGCACCAGCATTACTATATCTAATTTGAACAACAGTACCAGCTGTACTTACAACTGCCTCTGCCTGTGCGTTCATGAGTAGAGGTTCAGTCTCATTAGACTGTTGTATGTATACAGATGTAATACCAACTGTAGGTGTAAAGTTATATCCATTACCACCAGTAGTAATTCCTATAGGCCCTAATACAGCCTCTGAAACAACAGCAGTTGCAATCGCAGTTGATACTGGAGAACCACCAGTAAATACAACCTGTGGAGGTGTAGTGTAACCGAAGCCTGGATTTATAAGTAATATTCTATCAACAGATTGATTTGAAACACCAGATCTACTTGTCATAATTGCAACGGCAGTTGCCTGAGTTCCCAGATCAGGTTGTTCTATTGTCATAATAGGAACAGAAGTGTAACCCCATCCCTCATAAGTTACTGTTAATGCAGATATTTCTCTTGCTGCATTGGTTGTACAAATGACTGTTGGTTGTTCGTTATCTAACTTACGAATAAACGATGCAGAAGTTGACGTAACAATGTCAGTCTCTTGAGATGTCTCTGAACTTGGAACCTGTGTTGCACTATTAGAACTTGTAGCATTATCACCAGTTAAGTTAAGAGTGATATGATCCATGAATCCTTCCCATGATGCAGTCTGACTCGGAATGAAACCAGCACCAGCAGTATCTGCACCTAAGTTAAGTTGATCGCCTGCAAAGAACATAATTGGGTTTGCTGTATTAAGACTGTTACTTGCAGTTCCGTTTACAGATATAGTTGCATCAGTGTTATACTGTTCTACTCTGATGAAGTTCCATGCATTTAGATTAAGTTGTGTTGTATTTTCAATAGATCCAGAACCAGAAGCAAAGACAATGTTACCTGTTTCTCTATAGTATATCTTAAATCTATCAGTCCACATGACTGTTCCGCCATTGACTGCTGGATCAAACTTAGTTGGATATAACCAGAAACTTAATGATAGTCTACCGTTACCACTATCTCTAGAATCTACGTTATTAGTAAATGCAAAGTTAGCTCCTATAACATCAGTAATCGCAGTATGATGTAGAGAGTTATTTCCAAACTTAATCTGAGATGATGTGGTTAGATTGGGTGGCGTAAATGTTACAGTCGGAACGCTAAGGTAATTAGATCCACTAGATGTGAGTGTAATAGAATCTATACCACCTTCTGCAATAGTTACATTACCAGCAGCTTGATTGCCTCTAGTAGGTTTATGTACTGTTACAGTTGGCGTTCCTCTATAATTACCACCGTCAAACATTGGAACACGTTGAACTGATTTTACACCAGTAAATGTAGTTGCAAGAGATACATATGCTATTGCATTTTCAGTTGTATCTTTCTCCATCTGTAAGGTGATAACCTGTCCTTCAGTAATCTGACTCTCTTCTATATCTTCGCCATTCTTATCGGTCAATCCATCAGGTAAATCAATGACTTCATCCTCAGGCTCAAAGATTTCACATCTGAACTCATACATGAATAAGTCATTTACTTGGTAGAATGGTACTTTTCTTTCAATATATTTGATTTCAAATAAACCATTATCTAATGGTAAGTAAATTAAATCACCTTCTTGTGGAGATACTGCGGTTGCCCTTTCTCCTTCTGGAAATAGATCTATGAATGGTGTGATAAAATCATCGTATCTTTCTTTTGATACAACTAATGTTATTTCATCTTGATCTTTAACACCAAACTTAGTTAAGACATCAGATGGTGTGCCAAATCCATCAGTGTTTACCAAGTATGCCTCCAATCTAAAACTATCATCAAATTTTGATGCTGTTACTTCTCTTATAACTGTATTCTCATTAACTATTTTTCTAGGCAGATACAAAATATCCTGACCAAACAACTGTAAGTGTTCGTTCACCAAGTCTTGAACTAGTCTCTGTTCACTAGGTGATCCGTTTAGAAAGAAGGGTGATAAAGGCATTATCCAACAAAGTCTAGTGGTGGCATTGCATATTCTTGCATTAACTTCTCATCGAGTTTCTCTAACTCCATGACAGCATCATCAAATAATTGTCTACCATTGAGTTCTAATCCGCCAGGCAATTTAACACCAGTAAATTTGATGAGGTTTTGTCCCCATTGTCTTTTTATCAAAGCTGTGGTATACTGTTTAAGCCAGACATCGTTATATACATTTGATTCACTTTCGGGATCAACAACTCTAAAACAATCTATAATTATAAAATGATTGTCAGTGAGTTCATTTACATTGATATCCATGTATAATCTACTATTTTTCTTATTAAATCTTATCTGAACATCGGGATTAAGCATGTAATCAAGAGTTTCCAAATATGATTTGGTCATTGCATAATTTAGTAAATCGATTGCCCCGTAGTAGTATAAATCATTAAGGAAGATCTGATATTTAAGATTGAACATACCAGCCGATATGGTTGATGAGTCCATTTTAAATACTTTATTGACTCCTATGATAGTGTCGGGTAAAGGTAGATACTTTGCAGTTTCTGTATAGTTTGCCGAAGAGATACCGCCTGCTGTACTAGTAGCAGTAGTTGTGGCCATCGTTCCCTTCATCTGTTCTTTTTCTGCCTCAGTAAACTGATGCTTTAAGAATACTCTATCAATTCCCTCACCATGTCTTTCATGAAACAATTGAATGGCATCATCGATGAGATCATCAATTTGATCGTCATCCACATTGATTTCTAGAACTGGCTTTCCAAGTTTCCTGAGAGCATACTCTTTTAAATCATCTTTACTACTAGGTTTTGCCATTCCCTTTACACATAAGTCTCCGAAGTATTTAGTGATATGAAAAAGTATTTTATTGATGAAACAGAAACCTTTGCTATTAATACCCCATTAGATGCAAGAGTTGAACTCATGGGATGGCAAAAAATTCCCATAGTCTATGTCGATAATTTCTATAAAAATCCAAACATGGTAAGGAATCTTGCAATCAGATGCCCAGGCACAAACAACCCAAGAGTCTGTGGTGGTGTGCCTGGAGTGAGAGTTGATATGAATATGAACTTAGATCATATGTGGAGTATATGGATGGAGATTGCAGATAGTGTATGGGGAGTAACAGAAAAAGAAAGAAAGAATTTTGAGATAGCATGTATGCAAGTTCCATTCTCTGTAAATGTTACTCAATCAAATTTTAGGAGAAGATTACCTCATATAGATGTGCCAACACCAACCGATAGGGGTTGGGCTGGGGTAGTATATTTGAACAAAGGTAAAGAATGTAAAGGTGGCACTGGATTCTATACATATAAAGGTCAACAGGTAAACCCATATCAAGAAGGCATCTGGGGTAATAAGGAATCTGATTGGCAGAATGAAGATGAAAAAGATAATTATATTACAGATACTCAAGGGCCATGGGATTTGATACATCTTGCAAAGATGAAATATAACAGAATGATAATGTATCCTTCAAATGTTCTTCATGGAGCATATGATAAGCCAGAGTTCTTTGAGGAAGATATTTTTAGATTAGTCCAATCATTTTTTATTCCAGTAGCAGATCTATTATGATTATTCTCACAGGTTATCAAGGTTTTATAGGTCAAGCATTTCAAAAGAGACTTGATCCAGAAAATCTTTATAG